CCCCATCCGTTCGAACATGGCGGGACGCGGCGTCATTGCGGAGCCGTCAGCTTTTCGATCTCGGCCTGAAGCTTGGTGACTTCGGCGGCCAGCGTCGCATTGTCGGTCTCAAGCTGCTCGTTCTGCTTCAGCAGCGTGTTGCGATCCCCGATCGCGCCGTCACGCTCCGCCGTCAGCCGGTCATTGTCGGCCGAGAGCTTCTCGATCGCCTCGCGAAGCCTGTCGAGATCGACGGAGGGCACGGGCGCCGCGGCCGTCGATTCGGGGCCGGCGGTAAAGGCGCCGAAATTCTTGCGGAAATTTTCCGCTTCCTCGGCCGTAATGCCGCCGGTACCGACCGGAACCGGCTCGCCCGGCCTGTAGGTTTTCTTGCCGACCTTGACGGTCACATTGAACTGCTCGGTTTTCTTGCTCATCGGAGCGTCCTTTCAAAGTCCCCGATATCCGCCGGCGAGAGACCGGCGGGTATGCGGGCGAACACGGGTTGGGATTAGCGGACCAGCGCGAACAGGCTGGCGTCCGGCTCCGGAGCGATCGGAAGCGGTGCTGCCTGCGTCTGGACGATGGTTCGCGACGGGTTCCGTTCCCGCCACATGTCGGGGAAGCGCTCCATGGACAGGAGCGCGTCGTTGTCGAGGATGGCGCCGTAAGCGAAGTGGCCCATGAAGCCGAAGGGATCGAAAATTCCGACGCCCATGGACGGCCAGAAGTTGTTGCGCACCCCGCCGACGGTGTAGGGCTGCGAATACTGGATAAAGGTCAGCTCGCCGATGGTGCCGAGAACCGCGTAATACTTGTTCTCCGCACCCGTGCTGACCGGCCCCAGCTGCATGATGCCGCCATCCTGGCGCCGATTGTCGAGCGCGTCGAGGAAGCGCGGCGACTTCTTCAGGAGACCCGCAGCGCCGGGACCGATGAGGACCTCGCGAGCGGTGAAGCCGCTGGTATCGGAGAGCAGCTGCACCCACGCCTCGACATCGTCCATCGGATCGACGCCGGCCTCGCCCCAACGCGCTGCGCCGGCGAGCGCGATCGTCAGCGCGGCATTGCGGCCGAAATTGACCGTCTGCGTCGGATAATCCTCGCCCTCGACGATCACCTGGCCGGTACGGATGACCTGCGAGCACATGAATTCCTCGCGCCGCGTGATCCGCTGGTCCTGGTCGTCGATGATCGTCGCCAGATTGTAGGCGTAGCGCTGCGCCGGCGAGTTGCGGCCGCCGATTGGCTCGCCCGGCATACGAATCATGTTGCCGCCGGGGCGCAGCGTATTCTGCGGCTTGACGTAAGCCGGCGTGAAGCTGGTCGCCTTGAAGCCGCGATTGGCCGAGTCCTTGCCGGGAACATCCGGATGGACGAACGGCGCGAGCTCGCGATCCGGCAGGATCTTGTCGAAGACGATCTGTTCCATGTCGGAAAGGACCGTCGTCGAAAAATAACGATCGCGCAGGAAAGCTTCCGGGCGATCGCGAGGCGGCAGAACTGCAACGAGTTCGGCGGTGGAGAGGAGAAGTTCTTCCATGTGTGTGGTGTCCTTTCGGTCTCGGGCTTACTTCAGGACGCGCACGTAGAGGGGAGCGCCTGCCTTGCGGAACGCAGCCTCGACGGTAGCGGCCGTATGTCCGGCGCCCAGAATGAGTTTCGTCGAATCGAAGGCGCCGCTCGCGTAAGCCGCGGCGACGACATCGCCGGCGGATGCATCGCAATCGGTCGCCAGCACCAGTGCGGGCGTCTGCGAGCCGTCGGCAGCGGCCGAAGCGGACAGGGTGTATTTGTCCGACGCGGTGATGTTGCCGAGGACAGCACCGCGCTTGAGGTTCTGACCGCTGACGATGGTGATGTTGCGGGTGATGACCGGCACGTCGGAAACGTGCAAGTCGTTCGGGGCGAAGGTTGCTTCTCCCATGATCAGGAATCCTTCCGGTTACGGCCGTGACGGGCCAGGATGGTGGAGCGGACGGTGGAGATCACCGCCTGTTTCTCGGTGGCCTTGCCGCCGCCCGGTGTGCCGGCGCCGAGCGTCGGGCTCTTTCCGGCCATGCGACCGCCAAGGCGCGATCCGCCGGCAGAGGCAGAGGCAGAGGAGAGAAGCGCATCCGCTTCCTTGGCCGAGTAGAACCTCGAACCGAAGGCAAGCTCGGCGGCGAGGCCGGGATTGCTCTCGGCCTTCGGATGCATGAGGATCGAGCGGATGCGACCCTGCTCGGCGCGGCGGACGGTGCTTCCCGACGTCTTGCCGTCGTCCGTCTCTTCCTCCTCGGTCGCGGCGCTGGTGTCCTCTTCCTCGGTCTCGCTTTCCGGATCGGAAGGGGTATCCTCGGCGGAGGTTTCCTCCTCTTCGGTTTCGATCACTTCCTCGTCTTCCGGCCGCTCGTCTTCCAGCCGGGAGCCCTTCTTGCCGCTAATGGCGGCGAGCACGCTCCGCGTGAGCGCGCTGCTACGCGTCAAGTTCGACATTCGTCGTCTCCAGTTGATGTTGGGGTTAGCCGGCTGTCCGGCTCAGTTCAGCTTCGAAGGCTTCGAGAACCTGCGAAGGGCGTGCAACCGCGTCGGCGAGGCCGGCATCAACCGCCTTCTGTCCGCGATAGACCCGCGCCTCAGTGGCGAGAGCGGATTGCTGTGTCAGCCGGCCGGCGCGGTACCGCGCGACGGTGGCTGCGAATTCGACGCGAAGCTCCTCGAGCTCGGCGAGTTCCTGCTGAAGCACATCGTCCGGGATGGCCTCATAAGGATTGAAGTCGGCCTTGTGCTCGCCGGCCTTCAGGATGGTAACCTTGAGGCCTTCCTTCGCGAGCCAGGCGCTCATATCGACATGCATCGAGATGACACCGATCGAGCCGCAGATACCGGTCTGCGGGATGACCAGCTGACGGCACGGCGATGCCAGCAGATAACCGGCCGAACAGGCATGATCCGTCAGAACGGCAATGGTGGGCTTCGCCTGCGAAAGCTCGAAGATCTGCTCGGCGCAATCGAAGGCGCCGGTCACCTCGCCGCCATAGCTGTCGACTTCGAACACGACGGCCTTGATATCGTCGCGCTCGATGCAATCCCGGACCTGCGCACTGATCCCCTCATAGCTCGTCATGCCGCAGGACTTGCCGATCCACTTGCCCTTGTTGACGAGCGATCCCTCGATCTCGATCAGGGCGATGCCCGGAGCAATGAGCTCCGGCCCCTTGTAAAGGGCGTCACCCCAATAGTCGGTGGCATCCCGAAGCTTCTCGCCAAGGAGCCCCATCTCTTCGCCGCCAGCGACCTGCGCCGGAGCATCCGGACTGCCGAGCACGCGCGGACCGAAAGCACGCGCAATGATGTCGCCCTTCGACGGATGCAGCATCAGCGGCGTGCCGAACATCCGACTGGCGATTTCGGGATAGTTCCTCATGCCGTTTTCCTTCTGGCAATCCTCGGGATGCCGGCCGGATGCCGACGCGCCGAGGTGCGGCCGTTGACCTCTTCCTCGGCTTCGTCGCCCGGCTCGGCTGGCGGAGCGGCACTCGCCTGCGATCTGGCTTCAGGCTTGCCAGGATCTGGATCGAGGCCGAGCCGTTCGTAGAAGGCCCGTTCCCGGGCGCGCTGCTGCGCATCCATCTTCCAGTCCCGCCCCTGCTCGGCCGCTTCCTGCTGGAGCGTGGTCAGATTGCCGGCGAGCCGCTCGCTGGCGGCCTGCGCCTCGCGCAGCGGGTCGATCCAGCCGCGGCCGGGACCGATCCAGTCCGCATGGCACCATGCTGCCGGGTTCTGCTCGAAAGGAACGGCGCCCGCCGGAAGCTCGATCAGGCCCTTGTCGAACACCTCCTCGAGCCATGCCCGATAGATCGGTGCCATGAACTGCGAGGCGAAGCCGCCCTTCTTGGCGGTGAAGCCGCGCCAGATCTCGAGGAGGGCGGCGCGTGCCGACGAATAGTTCACCTGGCTCCAGTCCATGGTCAGCTGCTCGTAGGTGACGCCGATTGCGCTGGCGACCTTGCGCAGCGCCGCATTGACGAAGGCCTCGAAGTTGGCGTTCGGGTGCTCCGGCTTGGTCAGCGTCGCCTTTTCGCCGGGCTGCAGCGTGTTGATGCGAACGCCGGGCAAATCGATCGGTGCGGCCCCGTAATAGGCCTTCTGCGCGGCCGACATTTCGCCAAAGAGCTTGGCAATACCGTCGTTGCCGTAATCGGCGCCCATCGCCTCGAGCATTTCTTCCGGATCGAAGGGCGTTTCGATGAAGGCAGCCATGACGGCGTTCAGCATCGCCGCCTGGCTTTCATAGTCCTCGTAATCGGTCGACTGCTTGATCGACCGCATGACCGGAGCCCAGTCGGAAACGCCGCGCGTCATGCCGGCGCGCTTCTGCTCGTAGGCGTGCACGACGATCGGGCGCCCCCATTCGGTCTCCCGATCGACATACTGCCAATGCCACAGGCCGGTATTGCCGGCGAAGAATTCGCCGGGATGCGACTTGCGGAAGTGGTAGCCGACCGGTGCGCCGTAACCGTCGATGGCGACGCCGTCGCGCAGGAACTCTTCGTCCATGCGGCCGTTCGGATTTGAGCACCGGGCCGGATCGACGACATGGATTGCCGTCTGGAACAGCGGCGCGTTGTCCTGCCAGACGATGACGCCGAAGGCCTCGCCCTCGGGACCGAACCGCTGACGCGCCGCAAGGCCGAGGACGCCGGCCATGGTTTTCGTCCGCTCGGCGTCGCACCATTTGTCGACGTCCTGCGTGTAATCGCGCCACAAGGCCTCGATCTTGTCGGCGATCTCCTCGGCCTGCTCGAACGTCATGTTGAGCGAGACGTGGTTCGGCCGCGCCGCAAGCGTCCAGCCCGAGCCGATGATGTTGTCGACGAGGCGCGAGGTGCCGGCGGCGCCCCAGCCGTCATTCCGCGCCACATCGTTCAGCCGGTCGACCAGCTCGGAGCGCGACCAGGTCAGCGCCGACTGACCGGACCAGGTGCCCGGCCGCCATTTGGCGAAGGACGGGTGATCGTAGGAAGCACCCTGGTAGGCCGAGGACGCCATCAGCCGGTTTTTCGCGACCTGCACGCGCGCAGCCGCACGTACTGCCGGCGAAAGCGGCTTCGCATCGGGGCCGAGGATCGTGACGTCGCCGCTCATCCGAAGATCACTCCCCGGCTGCGCGCCCGGGCGAAGCGGCGAAGGCCGAGCTTCGCCTCGAGGTCGCGGACATACTGGCGCAACGCGCCGATATTGGTCACGGCATAGGTGACGCTCTCGCCGTTATAGCTGAGCGAAACCTCGGCGCGGCCGATCTCCATCTGGTGCAAGGCCTCACGTGCTTCGTCGAGCCGTGCCAGAAGCACGGCGCGTTCCTGTTCGGTCAGTGCCATATGGATCTTCCTAGCGGTTCCGCTGCGCTGCCCGGGCGGCGCGCGCGAGGGCGGCAGCGACGAGCGGCGATTGCTGTTCTGCCGTGGCGCTCTCGCCTGCGGCAGGTTCGGTCTTGACGGCGATCTGGTTCAGATGATCCTCGAGGTCGCCCTGTTGCGGCGCTTCGAGGCGGCCGAGGCGATCGGCGATCGCGTCCCATTCCTCGTCGGTCCAGTAGGGCACGCCCCAGCGATAGGCACCGGCCAGGCTCTGGTTGAGCATGTCGATGATTTCGTTGCGCTTGCCCTCGCCGAGTTTCCAGACGTAGCGGGTGTGACCGCTCCGGGTCTTCTCCGGTACCCGGGCTTCCGATGTCGCCTGCTGGTAGAAATCGTCGCCGAAGCCGCGGGCGAAACGGATATAGCCCGCCTGCTCCGGATCGTCTTTCTTGTAGTCGCGATAGAGCCGGATCTTGAAGGCCGAGGCGTTGAAGGTGAAGAAGCGGGAGGACCACTTCTGCTTCTTCGGCTTGCCCTTCCGGTCATACTCTTTCGTCTGCACGATCGGCGGCGCGGCTTCCGTATTGCCGCCGCGCACCATGATGACGCGCGACTTCGGATGCTTGCGAACCCAGTTCCAGACATCGTCGGTATAGGCATTGCCGTCGATCGCGACCCGGTCGGCGGTGCGCTTGCGGCCGGCATCGTCGAGCCATTCGCGCTGCAGCAGCCGATCGAGGGCGGTGCGAACCTCCGGCTCGGAGATATGGCCGGAATGTTCCTTGGCGTCCGCCAGGTGGCTGCCGGCGCGATGGT